TTCTTTCAGATTTCTCTCTAGGTGCAAATATCTAGGTAGCTCTCAGTGGCCACAGGTGGCTACACAGGCTGTTTGTAGGGACTTTTTGTGTTCTGGGTCATCTCGGTTGCTGTGCGTTCAACGTGGGGCAAAACAGTTTTTGGGAAAACGTGAGAATGAATCTATTGGGCCAGATAACGCATTTGGTAAAACAATAATGAACCCAGAATTGGTGTGGAATTGTGGCTGCTTCTTTCATTGATGATGTGAACAGTGGTGATGAACGCATGGCTTTAGAAGCGTTGCGGGCACACCTTGCTGACACCTTGTTGGTTGCACCACCACAGGCTGTTGCACCTTTGGCTGCCAGGTTGCAGATGGTTCTGGCCAAGCTGACAGCACTTGATACTGGTGTGGAAGGATCAAAGATTGATGAGCTTGCAGCAGCACGAGTTGCTAGGCGTGCAGGTGCCACAGATTCTGCATCTGCCAGCAGGCGTTCACAGCCACGACGCAGCAAGGGAAGCAATAGAACTGGCTGACAGTGTTGGGATGCACTTGGATGAATCGCAGCAGTTCACTTTGAAACATGCGCTGGCGGAGCGTGATGATTTCACTTGGTCTGCGTTTGAAGTTTGTGATGTGCAGCCAAGGCAGAATGGTAAGGGTGAAACAATCCAAGCTAGGGAGCTGGCTGGCCTGTTTATCTTTGGGGAGCAGCTGATCATTCACACTGCGCACGAGTTGCCCACTGCCATGGAAGCGTTCAGGCGGATGTGTAGTCTGATCGATTCAAGTAAAGAGTTGTCATCCAAGGTTGCGCAGATACGTTTGGGTAATGGTGATCAGACTATTGAACTGAAGTCTGGTGCAAGGTTGAAGTACAAGGCTAGGACTGGTGGGTCTGGTCGTGGGTTTGCTGGTGCCAGTCTGATTGTGTTTGATGAGGCTTACAATTTGCAGGCTGAACACCTTGCAGCTTTGATGCCGACGTTGAGTACGCATCCAAACCCACAGGTTTGGTATGCAAGCAGTGCAGGTCTTAGCACTTCTAGTGCGTTGTGGAAGATCCGTAGGCGTGCCCTTGGTGGTGACGCTGGGCGCCTTGCCTACATGGAGCACACTGCTGAGCAGGTTGCTTTGGATGAGAAGGGCAACTGCATCAGCCAGCGCCTTGATGTGAATGATCGCAACCTGGTTGCGTTGGCTAACCCTGCTTATGGCACACGGATCAGACCTGACTTTGTTGAGGCTGAACATGATGCTATGGGTGATGACAAGTTTGCTCGTGAGCGTCTTGGTGTGTGGGACTCTGAACCTGATGCGTTGCGCTACAAGGATGTGAAGATCCCTGATTTCAAATGGGCACAAACCCTGACCAGCACACCACCAGAGTTGGGTGAGAATGAAATCACAATCAGTTTTGATGTGACGTTTGGCAACCAGTTTGCTTCTATTGCTATTGCTGCTGGTTCGATTGCTGCACCTTATGTGGAAGTGATTGAACATCGTGAGGGTTTGGGCTGGTTGCCTGCAAGGCTTGTTGCTTTGGTGGAGCGTTGGAAACCTACTGCTGTTGGTTGCAATGGTGCTGGGCCTGCTGGCGCTGCTGTTGGTCCAGTGCTCGCAGCGTTCAGGGATGCTGGGATCAGCGCAGATTTGTTGCATCAGGTGAACATGCCTGATTACAAGCAGGCGTGTGGTGGGTTCTTTTCTGATGTGATTGAAGGCAGGCTTTCAAGGCCAGCTAACCAGGGCCCGTTGGATGTTGCTGCGGCTGATGCTGCGGAACGCCAGCTGGGTGATGCGTGGGTTTGGGATCTGCGTTCTTCTGTTGTGCCTATCTCACCACTTGTTGCTGTGACCATTGCACGTTGTTTGTTACCTGTTGGTGCTGTTGCAGTGCCACAGGTTTTTGCTTATTAAGAAAGGGCGGTGCCAATGTTCAAAGATACCCTTGCTACCGTTCTTGAGATCGCTGGGATTATGGCTGTTTGTGTTGCAGTGTTTTTGGTGTCACCAATTCTTGCCCTTGGTGTTGCTGGCGTGTGTTTGTTCGTTGTGGGCTTTCTGATTGACGGTGCCTGATGGGTTTCTTTAAACGTGAGCAGCGTGCGATCACACCGGATTCGATTATCGCTGCGGTGAATCAGATGCGCATGCGGACTGGTGCGCCAATCGTTGACGCTAATAGTGCGATGCGTTTGGCTGCAGTGTGGGCGTGCGTGCGGTTGTTGGCGGGTGTGGGTTCGACGTTGCCGTTGGATCAGTACCGTGATGGCCCTGGTGGGCGCACACAGTTGCCGGCAAGTTCGCTGTTCCGTGCGCCAGCACCAAACGTCAACATCACCACATGGCTGTACCAGCTGTGGTCATCACTGCTACTTGATGGCAACGCTTACGGCTTGGTTACTGAAACTGGTGTTAACGGGTTCCCTGTCACAGTCGAGATCCTCGACCCGGCCACCGTCCAGTGGCGGCATGTTGATGGCGAGTGGACCACACAGATTAACGAGAAGCGGATTAACCGTTGGCCTAACGGGCCTTTGTGGCACATGCCAATGTTTGTGATGCCTGGTATGCCAATGGGGTTGAGCCCGATCAGCAGCGCCAAGCAGGCTATCGGTTCTGGTATTAGCGCTGAGCAGTTCGGTGCGCAGTTCTTCAACAGTGGTGGCAACCCTAACGCCATCATCTACTCCGACAGTGAGTTGACTCCTGAGCAGGCGCAAGGCATCAAGGGTGCGTTCATCAACGCAACGCAGGGTAATCGTGAACCGGCAATTATGGGTTCAGGTTTGAAGTATGAGCGTGTGCAGATCAGCCCTGACGAGTCACAATTTTTGGATTCGCAACGGTTCACGGTCGAGCAGATCGCACGCATCTACGGCATACCGCCGGAGCTTGTCGGTGCCGCCACATCTGGTAGCTCGGTTACTTATGCGAACCGTGAGCAGCGTGCGGCGGACTGGTTGTCCTTTGGTCTGATGCCGTACCTGATCCCGATTGAGGATGCGCTTTCAACGCTGGTGCCAAGGGCGCAGCGTGTGAAGTTTAATGTTGACGGGCTGTTGCGCTCCGATCTCAGTACGAGATATGCGGCGCATGCTGTTGGTATCGGTTCTGGTTTCCTCACAGTTGACGAGGCCAGAGCGTATGAGGATCTTCCACCGTTGGTCACACCTGATCCTGTGCTTGCACCTGATCAGGTCATTGCCTGATGGCAACGATTGATGACATCGACTTAACCCCGAATGATGGGATGGTTGAAGAGGCTGAGCGTGGCCTTGCTTGGCGTGCAGAGTTCAACCGTGGTGGCACTGCAGTTGGTGTTGCTCGAGCTCGTGATATTTCCAACCGTGTGCGCTTGTCTCCTGACACTGTGCAGCGTATGGCCAGCTTCTTTGCACGGCATGAGGTTGATAAGCAAGGGCAAGGTTTTGAGGCTGGTGAAGAGGGTTACCCTTCTGCTGGTCGTATTGCGTGGGCGCTATGGGGCGGCGACCCTGGACAGAGCTGGGCTAACGCTCGGCTCTCTGAGATTGCAGCGCTGGAAGCTGATAGGAGCACACGAATGATTGATCTGGAAATGTATCCGTTGAGCCCACGCCAGAAGGCGCAGTACGAAAGTACTGAGTCGATTGTTGAGGTGTTCGGCCAGTACGATCAGACTGCTGGTGCTGATGGCTGCGGCTATCAGGCGGAGTCTGAGCAGGCCAGTGATGGCATTGCTTGTGGTAACTGCGTGTTCTTCATGGAAGGCATGTGTGAGGTTGTGAGCGGTGAGATCGCTGCGGCTGGTTTGTGCAAGCTGTGGGTGATCCCTGCAGGTTTGCTTGAGGGTGAACCTGAACCAGAGGTTGAGCCTGAACCTGTGGTTGAGGTTGAGCCTGAACCTGTGGTTGAGATTGATGGGTTTAAGCGTGGTGTGAAACCTGAGCGTGAGGTGCGTAAGCTTGAAAAGCTTGAGGTGCGTGCAACCCCTGATGGTGGTGCGATCCTTGAGGGTTACGCAACTGTTTACGATTACGCTTACAACATTGGTGATGTTGAGCGTGGCGGGTTCACTGAGATCATTGCCGCTGGTGCCGCAACGAAATCAGCTGCAGAAGCTGATGTGCGTTTGCTGATCAACCATGAGGGTATCCCGTTGGCACGCACCAAATCTGGGACGATGACGCTCACATCTGATGATATCGGTTTGAGGGTTATGGCCGAGCTCGACCCGTCCAACCCTGTGAGCGCTTCGTTGCGTTCTGCGATGGAACGTGGCGACATGGATCAGATGAGTTTTGCGTTTCGTGTTCTGCGTGACGAGTGGAACGATGATTACTCGATGCGCAAAATCTATGAGTTGAAACTGTTTGATGTTTCAATGGTGACGTACCCGGCGAACCCGGCCACGGTGGCAAAGGTTCGTAACGATACGCAAGTTTCCGAGCAGGCTTCAGGTCGTTCGGTTGAGATGGCGAAACGCCAGCTCGCAGCAATACCAGCACGCCGGTAACAAGCCGGAACGCATGCCGCCTCCTGGCACATGCAGTCCACTTGAAG